ATAAGAGGAGCTTTAAGTTCGGCTGCTCAATCAGGTGGTGTAGAAGCCTTACAAGAAGTTACAGCAAGCTTGTCTCAAGATTTATTAGCTCGTGGTTTATATAGTGATGAACTACCAATAGGTGAAAGTCTTTTTGATGAGTTTACTATAGGTGGTGCGGTTGGTGGGTTTGCTGATTTTGCTGTTAATGCAATGTCAGGAAGAACCAAAAGCAGAGCTTATCTAAGAGAGTATGAAAAAACCGCTAGAGATAATGTAGCTTCTACCATTGAAGAAAACAAATTCCAAAAAGGTATAGATCAAGGAGATGTTGAAGTTGCTCAAGATCAACCGATAGGCGATAAGCCTAATGAAATAACACTGCCAGCAAATCCAGACATTATTCCATCATTAGAAGTTATTGAAGATGCAAATGGTGCATTTAATGTTATAGATGCAACCGATCCTGAAAATCCAATTGTTCAAACCTTTGCTCAAGAAACAGAGGCACTTGTTTTTAAAGACAAACAAGAAAACAATTACCAAAGAAAGATAACAAAGAATGAAGTAGATCAAGCAAAGTTTAACTTAGGACTTCCTGAAAGCTCTACTGCTGATGTAATTGGCTCAACCATTCGTGACCCAAATATTGGAGAGGTTAATCTATCCAGTGTTATCGACCTTGATACAACCTTATCTGAAGAACAAAAGAAAGTTTTACAGAAAGAAAGAACAGATATCTTTGGACCAAACAAAAAAGCCTTTAGTCAAGCAAGAGTTGCAAGGCTCGGTCCAAAACTAAACAAGATTGGCAAATACGTTCAATCAAAAGGTCTTGACCTAAAGAGTAATTACTCAATGGCTGAGACTCAAAAGATTCTTAATAAGAAAGATTACACTAATCTTTTAAAAGATCGTTCACAAGTAGTGTTTGAACAATCCGAGAAAGATGGCATTCCTTCTATTAGAGCTGACAAAGAACAAGTCAATACAAGCGTTAAGGCAATGAAAGATTTGGCTGCGTCAAAAAATATTGATTTAGACTTTAAATCACCTGCGGTTAGATACGCTGCATTACGCTGGACTGGTACTGAGAATATCACGAAAGCTGGAAAACCTGCTAAGGAACTCTTCTTGGCTCGCATACACTCCCTACCTACGTTTAGCACCGAAACAAAATTCCCAGACTTTAGACCCAGAGAATACACGGCAATAGATGTTGCCAATTTTGTTGCGTCTAAAGCCAGTCAAGATGCAGAGTTTACTGTTAAAGAACTTTTGTCAGAAGAAACCAGCCCAACATATAAAAACAAAACAGCCACAGAACAATTTATTAGTGATCTTACTACCAGTGGTCGTGCCGAAAAGGTTGAAGGAACAAACAAATATAAAATTAGAAAGAACTTCCAGTACGATATTGCTAGAAGGTCTGAGGCTTTTAATGAAACTCCCGATGAATATGAAGCAAGACTAAGGCAAGAAAACAAAGTTCCTGAAGATGTTATTCAAACATTGGTAGAAAAAGCAAGAGAGAATCAAAAGGGAACGCTTCCACCAAAAGAAATAGAACCTAAGATTATTAACTTTGCCGAAGCCGTTGAGCAAGGAAAAATAAATAAGTTTGCACAAGAGGCTAAAAAAATATTAAACGAAAGAGGTTTAAAAGAAACAGCAGTTATCGTTAGTGATGACATTCTTTCTACAACGACCCTAGCAGAAGATGCCTCTGGTAATATTATTTACGATCCAAGAATAACTAGAGCTACACCAACAGAGGGTGCTATTGAAGGCGAATATGATGTAAGCACAGATACTATTTTCTTATCTCTTAATGCGGTTAATCCTGATGGCACAGCCTCACAGGAAGAAATAGAAAATAGATTAATGCAAGCTTTAGACCATGAAATGATTCATGCTCTTCGTACAAAAGATTTAATTACAGAATCAGAATATCAATACCTTAGAAAGCAAGTTAAAAGAGCAAAGGTTCCAAAGAGTTATGATGCTCAATTTGAAGGTCAAACTTTTTACGATAGGGCTATTGCCTTAAACTCTGAGACAGTAGCGACTCGTGGAAGAGAGTTTCAAGAAGAGTTTTTTGTAGAAGAAGCTATTGCAGAAATGTATAGAGCTAGAAACTTTAAAGTACAAATGCCACCTAAAGCTGAAGGCATCTTTAATAAAATGGTTGAGTTCTTTAGTTCTATGGGTCAAGCCATGCGTACTTCTGGATTTAAAAGAACATCACAAATCTTTAGTGAAATAGAAGCTGGCAAAGTAGGCAGTAGAGAAAGAGGTGTCATTAGAACACTGATGCAAACAGACAGGCTTCCACCTTCTGCCTTTGATGAAGAACAAGCTGTAGAAATAGAAGATGAGATTGGCACAGAAGAAGATATAGATGCTGATGATGTAGTTACTGGCAGACCTGTAGTAATACCAAGAATAGAACCAACAAAACCATTTAGTGAAACTGATGCAGATACATCTCCGATCACTGGTGTTTTTATTGATGGTTCAAACATTCCTAATCCACCTCCATCTAGCATTGTTCCATACAATAAAGAAAACCTAAGCACTGAAGAATATAACCAACAAAAAGAACAGATTGTAAATGGTTTGATATCAGCAGGAATTATTGAAAAAACTCCAAGAACAAGCGGTGGTTATAGAGGCGTTAATGATACGTCAACAGTTGAGGTTGCTAAGTGGCTTGCTGATAATGCTCCTAGTGAAGACTATAGAATAATAGCTAGAAAATCTTTTGAGTCTTTAAAGCAATTACAAAAGAAAGGCATTAAATTTCCTTTTATTATTGACAGCAGCAATAAAGATTTAGCTGGTGCTAGTGGTCATATTTCATATAGAAGAAATAGCAGAAATAGATTTACATTACGATTAAATAATTCTAAAAACTACCAAAGCAGAATTAGTAATGGAGTAAATTTTGAAGTTGCTTTACATGAAGTTTTGCATTCTGCAACTGTAGCTCAAATGCTTAACCCAAACAAAACAGCAAAAGGAAAAAAAGCTTACAAAGAATTAACTTTATTACAAGACAAGGTTAATGATTATATTTCAGAAAAAGGAAAAGAATGGAAAAAATTAGCAGACGAAGGAAAGTTTGATGAATTAGATTCAATAGCAGAAAACGAATCTGAAACAATGTCTGATTATATTCAACGTATAAAATCTGGAAATAAATTTGCTATTACATCTTTCGAAAAACATAATTTTGCTTACAAAGTTAATGGCATTCAAAGCGGAAACGCAACAAAAGATGTTGCCGAGCTTATAACTTATGGTTTAACCAATAGACCCTTTCAAGAATTTTTAGAAAAAATACCTTATTCACCCAAAGGAAAGAAATCTTTATGGAATAGTTTTGTAGAAACCATGAGGGGCTTGTTGGGTGTTCCAGCTAAATTAGACACAGCTCTTTCGTCTTTCTTGCAAAACGCTTCTAATGCTTTAGAGGTTGGAGCTGAAGGAATAACTTTAGAAACAACTCTTCAACAACAGGAGGATGATACTACAACATCCTCATACGCCTCTCCAACGGATGAGCGAATTGAATCTTTGAATCAGGTTATCTATGGTCTACAAAGACAGCTTGATTTAGATACGATGTCTCCAAATACTAGGGATAAGATTTCTAGACAGATATACAAACTACAAGACGAAGTAATTAATTTAGAAAGATCACAAGAAGTAAGCGGTCAAGTGCCACTGTTTTCTAGAGCAACAATAAATAAAAATACTCCTGTAGATTTTCCCCCATATGAAGTGCTTTCTAAAATAAAAGGAAAGTCTTTAACTGAGGTTATGGATGTTATAGCAAAAGAAGATAAAAACTTATCAATCATTGCTAGAAAAACCAAAGAACAATTAATAAAGTTTGAAAAACAAGGTGTTAATTATTCTATTAATGTTATACAGGGTGACAGCAAAGGAAATAAAGCTGTTAATAACAGTCATCTTACAGATGAAACTCTTGAATTAATTAGAAACAAAGAAGGAGCTAAAGAAGTTCTTACAGATCATTTTTTAAATGGACATGCAAAAGGTGTTGCAGTAACTTTTCCCTCAGTTCCAACGGATACAGGCGGTGCTACAAAAAATATTGATATTTATTTAAACAATTTTAATACCGCCTCTGGATTAAGCTATAGAACAATATTGCATGAAGCAATACACGGGGCTACTGTGCCTTTGTTTAAAGCGGGTCGAAGGTCTTATTTGGGTACGCCTAAATCACAAAAAGCTTATGAGGGTTTTTCAAGATTAAGAGACAGACTAATAGATCATCAAAACAGTATTAAAGATGAAATGGATCAAGTTTATGAGGAAGGTCGAAAAGAATTAGGCTCAGATTTTGTTGGCACTCTAGATGAAATGCAATATTTAGTTTCTAAAGGATACAATAAATATGAAATTGTTGGAAAAGACCATCCAGTTTTTGACAAAAAAGATATACATGAATTAATTACTTATGGTCTAACAGACTTAGATTTTCAACAATATTTAGAAAAAATACCTTATGCCCCTCAAGGTAAAAAATCTGTGTGGGATGAGTTTGTTGAAATAATAAGAGAGTTGCTTGGAGTTCCAGCAAAACAAAATACTGCTTTATCTGAGGTTCTTGGTCTTAGTCAAGATATGTTATCGGCTGACACAATAGAAATAAACAATGCTTTAATACAATCTCTTGGTGATAGTCGTGATATAAACCTTTTGCAAGAGTCATCTCGATTTGCTACCGAAGCAAACACAGGTGAGAACATAAAACTCAGGGAAGCCGTTGACAGGGCGGAGGAGATCGTCAAACAAACTCCTAGAGGTGAGATACCTATTTATAATATAAATGCCTCAGATGTCGCATTAAAGGCTGCTATAGAGTTTAATGAAGACATTACAGCGCCAATGCCATCAAAGAATGTTCCTTTATTTTCAAGGGCATCTATCCCATCAGAGTTTAATGATCTTGTTAAAAGAACAGGAAAGTCTCCAGAGCCAACACAACCATACGGGGTTAGGCTTTTAGATGTCATTAACAATCCAGTAGAAAACATTAGGAAAGCATTTAAAGACACACGACAAAACTTTATAGATAAATTAGATAAAGTAGATAAAAAAATCTTAGCTGGCAGTGAGTCTAATGAAGATGTAAGGCTTGCCAACAATGCTGCTTCTACATCAACAATGGCTGCTTTGAGAATGGGCGATAGAGCCAGAGGGGTTTTCCAATCCATGTTAATGATTGGCACTCCACAAAGTACAATAGAAGGCGAAGATGCTTTAACAAATGTGCAAGCCTTAGAAATTAGCACTCGTTACAATCCATTTATTGCTGGCAACAAAGGAACAGGTGGTCTTATGCAGATCATGGCTCCATTGTATGCAAACCCAAGTGTTAATTTAGAAGAAGTCTTTGGTATATATGCCAAGTTAAAACGGGTTCAAAAACTACAACAAGAAGGCAGAGAGTTTGAAACACCTATTACACCTAAAGATTTAGAGCAAATCAGAGTTATTGAAACAAAATACAAAAGTGTTGTTGAAGCTTGGAACAACTATCAAAAATGGAACAATGAATTAATAAGTTTTGCTGAGGACAAGGGGTTGTTGAATGCAGAACAAGCAGAGCTTTGGAGAGAACAATCCAGTTATTATCCTTTCTACAGAGAAATGGTAGACGATGAAGGAATCACAGCCCCTACTATTGGTGGTGGCTCATTGCCTAATAACCCATTAAATATTGAGATGAAAGGCTCTCAACGAGAAATTAATGTTAATCCTGTAGAAGCAATTGCTAGAAACTCACTGTCAATCCTAACGGGCGCTATGAAAAATGATGGTACATCTAAACTGTTAAGAGATTTAGAGACAATGGGCGAGGCAAGAAGGGTTAGCCCTAGAGAAAAGAAAGAAGGAAACTTAAACACTATATTCTCTTTTGAAGATGGTCAGAAACAATATTGGGAAATAGATGATGTTGAATTGTTTCATGGAGTACAAGCCATTGGTGGGGTCAAGACAGATGCGGTTACTCGTTTCTTGGCTTTCCCTTCAGCCATACTTAGAGACACAGTTACTCGTGATCCAGGATTTGTTGTTGTCAACTTGCTTAGGGATACCCTATCAGCAGCAGTAACTTCAGGCGCTCCACTAGGCTTTAGAGAAGATGGTTTTACTCCCATAATTGATACAGTAAAAAATATGTTTGCCGATATATCAGACTTAGAAAAGTTTGGTGTAATCGGTGGATATGATTTCCAAAATGATGAGGGAAGTGTTAAGCAGTTAATGGATAGGGCGAGAAGGCAAAAAGGATTATCACCTGATAATGGGATGAACGCTGAAAACGCTTTCTATAAACTTTGGGATGGCTTGGGTGCTTTGACCACTAAGTCTGATGGTGCAACTCGTTTGGCTGTATACAATGCGGTCTATAATGACATGAAGAAAAGAGGCTCATCTGAAGCTGAGGCACAATCTGAAGCTGCCTATCAAGCATTAGAGATTATTAACTTTGGTCGAAGGGGACTATCACCATTGTTTAGAGTTGTGACATCTGCCATACCATTTATGAACGCTAGGATTCAAGGTCTTGATGTCTTGTATCGCTCTGCTTCAGGACAATATTCAGCCACAGAAAGACTTCAAGAAGGCGAAACGCTAGATGATGTGAAGAATAGAATACAAAGAAAGTTTGCTTTACGAGCTTCGGCAATGATCGCTGCGACAGCATTATATTATTTACTGGTATCAGATACCGATGAATACAAGGAAGTGAAGCGAGAAGTCAGAGATGACAATTGGATTATTCCAACTGGATTAGGATATGCAATTAAGATTCCTATTCCGTTTGAGGTCGGCATGTTGTTTAAAGCCATTCCTGAGAGACTAATAGATGCAACCATTGGCAGAGGTGTTGAGAAAGACCCAGCTAAATCTATTTTCAGACAGCTAGGAACTTCTGCTGAAGTGCCATTCTTAGGCGGTGATATCAGCATACAAGCAATTAAACCTATCTTTGAGGTAGCGATAAACAGAAACAGCTTCACCAACTCAGAGATTGTTCCTTACTATCAACAAAAATCTTTGCCCGCTTATCAATCAAGAAAGTCTACTAATGAACTGGCTAGGATTATGGGAGAGTTTTTCAACATATCACCCATCAAAATAGAGCATGTCATCAATGGATACACAGGAACGCTTGGTGGATATGTCTTGGATATCATAGATGTATTTACAAGAAGCATGACTGGAACTCCACTCATTCCCCCAAACATAAACGATGTACCAGTATTAAAAAGATTATTTATTGATCTGGATAAGTCTGGCGGTTTACAGCAACAATTCTATGAACTGAGATCAGAAGTAGAAAGAGCTACAATTACTTTGAACAAACTCAAAGATCAAGGAAGGTATGACGAACTCACTGCTTACAGGGAACACAACAAAGGAATCTTCCAAGTTAAATCTCAGATTAATGCCATCAATAGATACATGGGTAATTACAGAAAGAAAAGAGACAGGATCATGCAGAGAACAGATATCTCTATGTCTGCCAAGTCAGATATGATTAGAGAGCTAGAGTTGGATAGAGATAGACGATTAGCGATTGTTCCCGCTTTGCGGGAGAAAGCTGACGTTCCAATGATCTCTTTGGGCAACTAAGTCAGCAATTAGCTTTTCTTCTTTCAGGGGTTTTAATTTAAAAAACTCATTGTGTTCAGGATGCTTGGCATGAAACAGTCGAGCATAAAAACAAATGTAGTCATTACTAATCTTAAACTCACCACCCTTCGTTTCTATTTCCCTGTTCCATCTAATACGATTTACTATAGCCCAATGTGAATAATGATTCCTACCTGTTGCTATAGCTTCCAGTGTATATTCCTCAAACTTTTCCCACACTTGAGGATTCTCTTTATGCCATCCCCACCACTTCTTTTTTCTTTCCTCTAGCTGTTCCTTTAATTGTTCTTCAAGCATCATCATCTTCACCTTTAAATAAACTTACAAAATGTTCAGCATCCATTACCACTAATGGCTTGCTTCTGTTTCTCTTAATGACCAACAATGGCTCATATCCCTTGCAGTTTTCCTTTGCTTGCTCATATGATTGCCAAACATTGACTCTCTCTTGATTCTTGCATTCTATTGAATAAGGGAAACGATCTCTTGATTGCTTACCCATAATAATGTCTTCACCTTGAGAACCCATCGGTCTACTTTCTAAATCATCCTCATCCAAACTTAAAACATCCACTAACAACCTAGTAAACCATTGTTGTAGTTTTCTACCTTTTGCTTTTGCGCTTTGTGTTTTCATCTATTACCTCAAGGTTAGTGTTATTTGTTTGTTTACGCCAATAATACTGCTGTCGGCTTTGTAGCCCAATAAATATAGTAGACTGGTAAATATTAATTTTTGCAGCAGGACATAACACAGGTGTTGGTAATACCGCAGTTGGTTAAAAGGGTATGTTGTCAAAAAACTCATCTTGTCTTTTATCCAGCATATCATCTACTTGCTTTAATAATTCTTTCTCAGTTCCGTAGGCTTCTTCAAATCTTTTTTTATAAGGATGTCGGCTAATGGGTTCTTTCCCACTACCCATTCGGTGATGCTCAAAACAAAGGGGCAACACTTTTAGGTGCGCCCCTTCTTTTGTCTTGCCTTCGGTGTGATGTATTTCCGATGGTGAATAAAGACCTTTGTTTTTACAGACGATGCAACCAATCTCTGCAACCCTACCCATATGGTCTAGTTCCTCTCGGTTTGGCACTCTGCCTTTAAGCCCCATATCTTTTTCTTTCCTCTCTAGCATTAACCATCTTGGTTCTCCATTCCTCAAATCCAATCTCTAATGACTTCAAGGTAATCTTTAAAGCAGACAGTGTGCCTTTGGCAACACCAACCCTTAGTCTTGCTAGATATAGCTCTTGCTGAGATTCAGCCCAAGTTTCTTGAGCAGAAGATGTTTTCATGCCATCTGCTAGGGCTTGCATCTTTAGTGTCGCATGAAGCTTCTTAACCTCTGCATCACATCTAAACACTTCGTACTCGGTTTTCTCTATGACAGGTGCAATGTCTCTAATCCTTTGCATCCATGATTCTTCAATCTCAACCATTGTTATACCTCCTTACCTTAAAATTTGATTAAGATGCTTCCGCTATAGCAAATGAAACATCCCATAATAATAAACATCAAAGACATGAATGACTGAAAACTTGCGACAGTTGGGTCTAACGAAAACATATTGTTAAAGAAACCCAACACATCTAATGAATAAAGATCATTCTTCAATGGCATAGATGCCAAATCTAAAAGCACCCAACCACTTGTGAATACAAACATTCCTAGTAAAAATATAAACAAACCTAACGCTTTCATTTTTGTCTCCTAGTTTTTAAGTTGGGGGGGTTATTCCCCCCAACCTACACATGAGTCGTTCCAACAACGCGCAAACATTTTTTCTTCTCGACTCATTATGTCTTTGAATTTCGCAACAGTTTTTCCAAGTACCACTTGGCTTTCATTAAATCTTGTTTGGGATTCTCTTTGTGTTTTGTTTTGTGCCTAAGAACATATTTAATGATGTTCCCTTCGCACCAACCGAGATCATTAGAAAGTATAAAATCAGTGACCTCTATCCCCTTCTTATAATAAGAGGGGCTAATCTTCTCAGCTTCTTCCCACTCTTTTTTTCTCCATATCTTAGTCATCGTAGTCTTATGCTCGTATTTTCACTATTGGCGACTCTGTTCTCTAAATGCTCTACATACATTTCAAGTTCTGCAACCCTTCCTGAAAGCATCTCGTCTAGCTCATCTTCAAAGTTATTGATCTTTGATAACAAGCTGTCTTTCTCCATTTCTGTTAATGGTTCTGCTTGTATCATCTGTTTTACGTTTCCTAGTATTTGCTTGTATCCTTCGTAATTAATCATGGGTTCTCCCGTTCTTGCTTGGTTTATAAAATATTATTTTTTTAGACTGGTTAATAGTTTTCTTAGATTCTAATTCCTCTATTTCCTGTATCCTAAATAATGTATCTTGTGGAAAATTTGTTTCGCCATATCTTCTGTGTATGGCTTCTGACCTGAGTGGATTCTTTCATCATCTGACATAAGTTTCCACTGTGTATAGTTATAGTCGTAAGACTGTTCTTTATCGTATTCAAAAATTTCTAATGGTGTCATTTTTACCCCTCGTTGTTTATGTATGTGGTTTCGCTTTTAAGACTTAAACCACAAAAGAGTCTTTGGTGGTTATCTAGAAAGGTATATCATCATCATTGAAATCAGGCTCAGGCTCAGGTTGAGGCTCAGGTTTTTTCTGCTCTTGAGGTAAGTCAAGTCTTGCATACTTATACTCATTTCCATTCTTAGAGACTCTATTCCATAGAGCCACCCTCATTTCAACACTGTCAGCCTTGTCTTCTCTCAGTCGCCCCACTAAGGCTTTTAATAAGTCCTTTGTGAGAGTGACCTTTCCAGTCCAATCAGGCTGTTTGTCGTTTGCTTTATAGTTGTTTGTGTAAATCTGTCCATCAGATTGTAGTCTTTCTTCATATGCCATTGTTATTCCTCCGTTTGGCTAATGGTTTTTTCAGGTAATGTATCTGCATATTTGCTGATAGCATCGTTTAATTTATCCCTATGCTCAGGGAAAAATATCTTTAGGTCAGAGAAGTCTTTTGCATTTGCTTTCATAAAAGATCGAAGTGCCTCTTTTGACTCATTCATAACCATTGTTTTCTCGGTTGCCTCTATGAAAGCATCAGCCCAAGCTTCGGTCTTCGTATCATCTGCCTTTGGTTCAGGCTTTGATACTTCTTTGGGTTCTTCTTTCTTTGGTTGCTTCTTTGCTACAGGCTGTTTGTCTTTATCTTCATCGGGGAGGTGATCTTCCCACACTGCAAAAACACTCATGCCTAAACCAAACATGGCTAAGTTTTTAACAAGGCATCTCATTCGGTTATCATTTACTTGTCTAGCATTCGGGTTGACTACAGCATTATTCTTATAGTCCATGATAGGAAGTGCCATGCTTCTAGTATGTCCTTCAATCTGCACTTGGGTTATTACCTCAGCAGTTCCATCGGGTAAAGTTCTATAGGGTAGTCCATCGTAATCAACAAAAGCATATTCTGCCTGTGGATAATGCTCCATTAAAAGCATCCACGCTCTCGCCCAAGAAAGATAAGTTAGGTTCATCTTTTCTTCTGTGTGTTTAGAAACATCCACATTGTAGAGTGTCTCCCATATATCTTTGAATTTTATTTCATCCATTTGTTCTCTCCATATTTTTTACTTTGTTTATAAAATCTACTTGCTCATTCTTTATGTCTAAGGGGTTGCCCTCATTGAGTTCCTTTGCATGACCTTCGTAATATCTATCCTCTGCCTCACCCAAACTATCAGCCTCTACTTCATAGGCATATTCGCATGTTGCATATGTTCTAACGATAAACTTCACCCTTCTTCCTCCTTAAATTGATTACAAAACTGTGAAACACCGCAATAGCTTTCACACCTAGTTGAAACACCTTTAGCAATTTCAACACTTAAGCCTTTGGTATCCTTTTGTTTTTCTAGATACTCGTCTGCTTCTTCCTGTGAGTGCAACACCCTTACTGCTGACTTCCTTCCTTTCTTCATAACCCTGTATGTGTCACCCTTCTTCCATCTCTCAGCATCACTGCATGGAGGTAAGATTTTATTGATTAAGAATTCTGTTTCAGACTTTTGATGTAAGTCCACCCTCTCCTCAATAAAAGCTTCTTGTTTGTCTTTATCCCAAAGGGGTATAGGTATAACTGAGACTGGTGATATTGGATAGTTGCCACCGCTTCTTTGATATTGAAACTTGCTCCAGTCTCTAGCAATAGCAATCACATTTAATCCCTTAACATGCACACCACGCTCCATTCTATTGAGCCAAGCATAACAGTTGAGTTGTTGCTCCCATTCGGGCTTGCCATCTGTAAGTGCCGAAACAATGCTCCATGCGGAAGTGACCTTATAGTCTTTTAGAATGCCCTCTGAGACTGAAATGCTGTCTGTCTGACCGCTTATCTTCCACCCTTTGATACTGGCATACATCCTCTGCTCTGTAATCGTGTCCTCGTTGTCCTCATTGGCTCGCTCTAATATCGTGTGAACACTTTGACCTAGAAGCTTCCATATCTCGTCAGAGACATCTACTGTCATGTCTTCATAGTTCTTCTCTGTGAGTAATCTAATTTGAGGAGGTTGCAACAATCCAGTGACAGAGATAATAGACCGACCACGACTATAACTGTCGTTATGAACAGCCCTGATTATTTCTTCGGGTACGTTATGCTGATTGGTGTACTTCATTTAATTCTCCATATACCAACACCATCCTCAAGCTTTCTTACTGAAAACTTTTTGCTTGGGTTTTTATAAGTGTGACGTAAACAAAAGTTGCTAAGGATTTTCCTCTCTGCATCTATTTTTGTTTTTGGTAGTTCTATTTTTATATGATCCCCTACCTCCATTTCGTCTAATGGCAAATCATATTTTCTTGGTGTTCCTCCAGCTCTCGGTATCGGTATACCTTTCTCGATATTAAACTTCATTTTTTTCTCCATTCATTCGGTGTTTTGTTTTCTTCTTCTTCTTGTTGTTGTTTCTGAATCCTGTATCGTATAAAGCCTTTTGTTGTCTTTGCTCTCTCTAGTGTTCCTTCAGCCGACATTTTATTTATCTCATCATTAAGTGCCACCACATCTTCATCTATAGCCTCAACTGAATTTTTGTTTTTGTAGTGTCTCTCGGTTTCAACTGCTTTCTTTATTGCTTCGGGATTGCACTTAGCAGTAGGTACAGAATAGTCATCATCGTATCCTCCACTGCTTCGTATTGTTGGTGCATACTCTTTTGTTTTTTTTGTCATTCCTTTCTTCTTTTTGTTCTAGACGATGGGATGATGATGCCCTTATTAAAGGGTGGTGTCAATAAATATTTGACATAAGATAATAAGCAAATTAGTATCTTCTACATGGACAAAGACTTAGTGAAAATAGATAGCCTTATTATCAAGCAAGCTGTGAGAGACATAGCAAGTAAGGATCAAGATAGGTCACTAGAGGCACTAACATATTTCAAGTCCAAAGACTTTGTTGTTTTATGCGAAAGAAATAAAATTGATAGCGATAAGATCAAAGAGAGCGTAGACAACATTGTTGAATACCCAATAATTTCACGGAAAAAGATATCCAATGAGATAGCAAAACTCATTGATAAATCTTTTGTGGAGGGAGTTCTTAGTAAGTAGACACTTACTAAGTTTTTATAATAATAAGTATACACTTACTAGTAAGTATATACATACTAAGAGGATAACTATGTTAAGTCAACAGGAAAATTTTAGGTCGAGTATTGACCAAACAATCTATGCAGAAACTAATAGCAAGGGAACAGGGCAACACAAAATTTCATGCCCTAGTTGTCAGCACACACGGAAAAAGAATCGCAGAGATAAGCCATTGAGTGTTAGTGTTGATAGCGAGAAAATAATTTATTATTGTCATCATTGCGGAGTTGAGGGGCTAATACAAACGAAAGGAAATGTAATACAAATGAATCAAAAAACCAATGGCACTAAGCCAAAGAAACCAGTACAAATTAAATCCAATGGCACATCTGATAAGGCGGTTCAGTGGTTGAATGATCGGGGCATAAGTGTTGAAGTGGCGGATCGAGCTGGCGCAGTGCTGCTGCAGAAAAATAATAAACCAGTCATAGGTTTTACCTTCCCTCTAGCCGATTCGACAGATAAGTATGAAGCAGTAAAGTACAGAAGTGCCAACGGAACGAAAGACTTTTGGTGGGAGAACAACGCTACTAAGTTATGGGGTAGACAAGTTCACAATGACAGTTTAGAAACGATTGCAGATACGATAGTAATAACAGAAGGCGAGATGGATTGTTTAGCTATTTTGGAAAGCTTTTCTGATTATGCAAACATACAGGTTTACTCAGTTCCAAATGGCGCACCTTCAAAGATTTCAGATTCCAAAGTTGATCCTTCAGAGGATGGTCGGTTCAAATACGTTTGGGAGGAGAGAGAGAAGTTTGAAAACGTGGGTCGAGTAATACTGGCTACCGATTCCGATACATCAGGTGATGTCTTAGCGGATGAATTAAGCAGAAGACTAAACAAAGCTAGGTGCTACAGAGTTGATTACAGGGGCAACAAAGATGCAAATGACTTGTTGCTCAACACAAACAAAGAAACTGTTAGGGATGCAATACTAAACGCACCCCCTATACCCCTTCATGGACTCAATGATATTGAACACTACACAGATGAGTTCCAGTCTTTATATGAACAGGGAGTTCCGAGTGGAGTCAGCACAGGATTTCCCTCAGTTGATGAGTTGTTTACAGTTCAGACTGGTATGCTCTATGTTGTATCAGGTCATGCTGGAGAGGGAAAGTCATGTTTCTTAGACCAGTTAATAGTTAATGTTGGAAAAAATTACGGATGGAAGACATGCTTTTGTTCATTCGAAAAACCCCCTTCATTGCATTCGGTTCAGCTCGCGCAAATCCTCACAGGGAGACCCTTCTTTGAAGGACAAAACAAAAGGATGAATCAACAAGAAAAAGATTACGCTGAAAACTGGATCAGAGAACACATCCTCTTTCAAGATTACATGGATGGTGGAATGCCTACGATTGAGTCTATTCTTGAGAAGGCAAGTTCAGCAGTAATGAGAACAGGTTGTAGGATTCTAGTCATAGACCCCTTTAACTTTATCCACACTACTCATAAAGGATTAGAAACTGATATGGTCAGCGACATGCTCACAAAAGTTCAGTTGTTCTGCAAACAGCATGACATTGTTTGCTTCTTTGTGGCACATCCAACGAAGCCTTTTCAAAAGGATGGAAAGAAGAACATCGTCACAGGAATAGATATTGCAAAAAGTTATGCTTGGTTTTCTAAAGCAGACATGGGTTTGACAATTCACAGAGGAGAGGATAGTGTTGAGGTTCATTGTTGGAAGGCACGTTGGGGTTGGCAAAGTAAAACAGGGATGACAAAATTAACATTCAATCCTGTCAATGGTAGATATAGTGAAGCAGAAGAAGTCGAAGACAATTTCGATTGGGAAATCTAAGGTTCATGTCAATGATGTCGGCAATAGTCGATTGCATGATAAACACCTAGTAGGAATTGTTAAGTATGAAAACAGTAATACTGGTCGTGCCATTGTTTACGACCAACACCTCATTGATATTCTATTTCTACAGAAAGAATTGAACACTAGGCAACACAGCGTTTGTGACAAATATCTAGGCTTGGTTTCAAAGGGGATGCACCTGAATAGTAATTCATTTGATGAAAGAGTCTCTACTGGCAGATACTATATTGCACCCACTCCTAGAAGTTGCATCCTTATTAAAGTTCAGAGATACCTAAGAGAGTCATGCGGTACAAAGCATGAAAATTGTTTTTGGAAGTTGATGGTCGAATCACCTAGAAGCCCGAAGCCTTTTCAAATAGAAGTAATGAAGAAGTGTGCAGAAGCCCTATCAAGCTATTACTATATTAGCTATGACTCTCCTGTTTCTTTGTTTGAAGAAGCCCTGTTAAACCAGTCTTAGCTTCCTCATCCACTGGACTACCATTCGCATCGTATGAGAAGTCATGCTTGGGTTCTTCCTTTTTGGTTTGAATGCCCTTGCTCTCAGCCTCATTCTGCACCATATGTATAATTTGTTTATTAAGAGATCGGCTCTCTTTTTTTGCCAGTGCATGAGCAAGTTCGTAAACCTCCTCCGAACACCTAATGAAAAGATTTTTCATTATCATCTCCATAAATAATATCAGGGGCATCAAAGACCTCCCCGATTGCTACGCTTTCTCTCCCTGTCTGCCAATATCTACGTTCCTTCAAACTCTCTATGGCATGGGCTAAGTATTCTTCGTTTGCTTTTAATAAAGGATCATCTAGTAAAGTGATCGCATAAGCCATAGCATCCACTTCCTCCTCAAAAACCCAAACATAATGCTTCCATTCCGCACTTATAAAATAAGCTGATGGTGCTTCATCTTTGGGTTTATCTATCTCGTAGGTGTGTCTAATGACTGCAAACATTCCAATAGTATAGGCATTATGCAAGCAAAAAGAAAGCTGTATGTTCCATGTGGAACAGTGTTGGCGGTAGTGTTGGTGCTTATATTTTTCCTCTTTCTGATAAGAATATTTACCAGTCATATATATTTGTTGACTCACAGACATTTTGATACAAAAAAACCATCAAGAAACGTCATGTTGTGACGCATAAAAAAACCCACACTAGATTTCTCCAATGTGGGTTTCTTGTTTCTTACTTCGAGTTATGAAGGTAATCTAAAGCAAATGGAATAATCCATAGGTTCGTTTTTCCTTCTGAATCAAACCCTAAAGGTTGAAGCCTCAACTTTGTTAAGTAGTTTCTTGGATAGTATGTTTTTGGACTACCTCCGACAAAATAATTTTTGCCTTCACCTGTCTCTTTTGTAAGTTCATACTGTATGTCGTTTCCAAGAGGAGTATCTTCACCTTCAGAATAGATGTTTGTGATAACACTTATATACCAAACATCTCTCCAAGTTTTATCCCTGTAACTATCGTAGTAGATGTTATGGTCAAAGCATAAAACTTTGTCGCCTATTTTTGGTTGTTGTTTACTCATGTTCCTTCTCCTTGATTAGTTTTAAGGCTTCTTCTTTTGCCTCTTTCCAACTATAGAACCGAAACTCTAAGCGATCATTGATGGTTTCTTCATCAACAAAAGTTTTATCATAAACCTCAATAGTCAATTCGTTATCGAACCAAGTATCGTGGTATATGTGCAACCAATCGTGTTCCTCTTTCAACATCTGACATCTTTGTTTGGCTGAAATCCTTTTCTTCTTAGGTTTTTCAACCTCAACAATTGCAGTTTCAGGAACATCCTCTAAAGGCTTATGCCTTCTAGTGAGTTTATGTTTCCTTCTCCATTCATCAAAACAATCGTGGCTAACTCTAAACTGATACATTGTTTGGCACAGTTCATCAATGCTTGGTTGTTTGGGATGAAAGATGTTAAGAAGATTACAATAGGCTGAAACAAATTCACGACCATGTATATCCTTTGTCAAAAGATGAGCGTATTCATGTAGGATCACTCCATAATTCAAAGCCCATTTTTTTCTAAGGTGTATCTCAGTGCTACCTCTAGCATAAGAACCACCATAACCACCTTTAAAAAAGATTTTGGTTTTGGTTTTTCTTTTAAAGACCTTATCTAATCTTTCGATTACTGATCTTACTTGTTGTTGAGTTAAATAGCTTACAAAAGGTTTAAACCATTCCTGAGATCGTTCCCAGTCATATACTCGTTGCCTTTGAAAGTCTCTTATTTTATTCATAATGATATCCTCAAATAAATTTGCATTTAATTTTTGCTCGTTGGCATCTGATTGTTAAAGATCGCTACTGTCACTGTTCTAGCTACCCTTATATTATACCACGACACCCCTAAGTTATTGATTTACAAAAGGATTTCGGAACATTCTAATTTGGAAAAATGGGTAAAAACGATACAAAAACCATGCTTTTTTGCCTGTTTTTAAGAGCAAAGGATATGCAAGTGTTTGATTTTTAAAAGGAATTTTGTTGTTGCGCAACCACAGATGGGTTTGGAAAGGCAATCTCTAGGAAAAACATTGTAGGATAAAATATGAAAAAATTAACCTAAAGATTGCCAACCATTTATCTAACCATATATATATTAGATTGGAGGATAACCATTATGAAATGATTAACTAGAAATATAGGCTAGTTGATTGCATATTGCAAGAGAAACACCACTAGATGTTGTATCCCACAAAAGAACCAACCACTATATGTTGTGTTTACGGCTAAAAAACTATCTGAATATAAATATTTTATTAAACCAGTTAATAAGGACAATCAAACGAAAGCCAACAAATATCATATACCAGTAAATATTTATTATTTCCCAACAGGATGTTGCGCCCACCTGTAGTATTTGCACCACCATAAAGACACAGGCAAAAAAAAAGCACACCCCACCTGATCTTTACGACCAAACAGGATGTGCTATTTATTATTTTCCGCTTACAGCCCTCCTTCTGCTATTTCATCTTCCCACTTTTTGATTTGATTGAGCAATGCAACCGCACACTCATGCCTACCAACGATGATGTCGTCAGAACCATCGGTGCATTTCGGTCTTTGGTCATTTTCATATTCATCAATAACCTCTTTACTATCAACCGCCTCATCGTGCAACCATTCTAAAGCCCACCTATGCAGTCTTTCTTGAGTCCACAAGTAATTAAGGAGAGTGTCACTCTTTTTAACTGTCATCAGACACCTCCAACAAGACTTGCTTGCCTTTACGTTTCATTTTGACAGTATCCCCAACCTCAGCTTGAGCCTTGATTCCCTTAATAGAGATTCTTCTATCGCCTCTCGCATTGTTGGTTCGATACAGGTTTATTTTGGTTTCAGTGCCATCAATAAATTTAGCTTCAATGGTATGCTTTTCACCGCACTCCATGTCAGCAAAATCTACACCGCATGACAAGGCAAAATCTCTGACACTGTTATTGGCATCAATGATGGCTTTGTTAAGCATTGTAGAAGTAAGCTTGATGACTCCTTCTTTGTTTTTACTCATAATGTTCCTCCATTTAAGTAAATTATTTAGTTAACTGATTTCGAGCATTTTTGCTCTCGTCAGAGGAAAACACACATTTTCCTTATCAGTTGGCTTCAGCATTTGAGCCTAGAGGCAATTCTAAGAGTAGGGTAAGGGCATAACATACCCCAAAATACCCTACCCTTAGAAATCAAGCTATGAATACAAGCTTGAGGTGTCCACATAAATAACCTCTCCAAAAGGAAGCCTCTCGGAGTATCGGCTTTTATCGGTGACACACCATATTACAGGAACATCAGGCTCGACCTCTGCTTTGACTCTGCCCCACCCATCGGTGAAATAAATGAATGCTTTTACATTCTCTAGGTCATCGGTGTAATCATTGTAGAGATTGAAAGGAGGAGTAAAGTCAGTTCCACCTCCACCCCTTGCTATGAGTTTCACTTCATCACCTTGATCCAAGTCAAAGACATCCCACCATTCACCATCTCTATTCTTACGAACAGTGGTGTCACAATAGCAGACCCGAACCCTCTCAAGCCCACAATCCTCAGCCATAGCTTGCACCTCAGTTGCATAGATGTTGAGTTCAGATTGAGAAACCGATCCCGAAGTATCCACAGCCATAACCAGTTCACCACCATAAGGTGATCTAGCTTTGCTCGGTAGACAGACTCCTCTCCATGAATGCCTTTTGTTCAGCCTTGACCATGTATTCACATTGGCAACAGTTGACTCTAAAAGGTCGCAGAGTTCATCTCTCCAGTTGATCTTGGCATCCTTCAGTTCTTTGATGCTATTACTGAAAGAATAAGAACCAGTCGTTCCCATAGCCTTCTGAAGTTTATCGGACATTGATACCGCCCTCTGAATTTCAGTTCTGAGTTCTGAGAGTTCAGTTGCAGTCAGTGGTTTCCCTGATTCTGACTTTGCATCCCATACCTCTCCTACAGTGTTGGGAATAGAATCTAAATCAATGTCTCCTACCTTCTGACCTGATTTACCTCCCTCTCCCTCAGTCGGAGTTCCTGAGCCTTCGCCTTCACCTTGACCCTCTCCCATCTGATCTAGGGCATCTTTCAATGCCTCCTCATCATTGATTAAGTCTCGGTATATTTGCTCAGCAGTAAGCCTATGGTATTTCCTGTTCATTAAACCACCTTCAGGCAGTTCCATTCTCAGGTCATAAACCAAGTAGGTATTGATGGCATAGTCACAGGCAATGTTCCAAACTTTAGGATGTCTAGTGGCTCTCCTAAGCATATGTTCATAAACACAATGCAAGGCTTCATGAACCAAGACACCTTTAAGTTCTTGTTCTGAAATCTCAGCCACGAAAGAAGGATTATAAAAAATATTCCTTCCATCAGTGGCTAGGGTTTCACACTTACTGGCTTCCACCTCAACAAGGTTAAGATGCAGAAGCATACTTGCCATACCTACATGACCCTTCATTAACTTGGCTCTAGCCTTAATGATTTTATCTAGTTCAGTCATCCTTAGACCCTCCAAAGGCTTTATCTAAAAAGCCTCCTTTAAGTCCACCTACTGCACCCGATAAATCCTTAGCTACTTTCTTTCGCTTGGATGTATCACCTCTAAGAGTGTCTACAGAATCTATAGTAGAAAATACCGACACTAACTTTTGATGAGCCTTGTTTATTGTAGGATCATTGCCCAAGATATCAGAGTTGATAGAGGGCAATACTTCTACTGCTTGTCTCAGCTTGTCAAAACTGCTCTTATTGAAAAAGCCTTTCTGCTTGTCATCAGGGTCATACTCATCTAACTTTCCTGAAACATGATCCACTTGCTCCACTAGAGCCTCCACAGTCGTCTTAAAGACACTTTTAATATTGTTGTTAGCCCTATTAACAGCATCGTTCTCTATCTTCTCTCTCAGTTCACTAGAAACATTGAGTCGGATATCTTTTGACATCTGAGGCACTAGACCCAATTCAAAATCAAATTTGAATTTTCTCTCTAGGTCTTCAGTGTGAAGATAGTCATCTTCATTATAAGTATCCCCTAAGTTGGTCTTCGCACTTTCGACCATTTTAGGATAATTCTTCATAAAGCTTCTGACCTCTGTATCCCATTCGATCTTAGCCTTATCCACCTGTTCCTGAAGGTGAGGTAAATTACTGTTGGGGCAAAGTCTCCACCCCGATACAGTATGACCCTCATCATCCGTAGAGTTGTCAGACCATGCCACAGTCAAAGGATAATAAGAGTTGTTTCTAAACTGATTCAGAATACGTCTAAAATACTTATTAACATTCGTTCCGTAGATATGCTTTGACACATTAAGGAGTCTTGGGTCAACAACTTCATTGTCATTGGCTAATTCCTCCCTTAAATACTTATCCACTTTCAATCCGCTTGGATGTTTCGCAGTGAGGCGAACCAAAGTCGTATTTTCAGCTAAAGTATTATTTATTGCTTTCTTATCCATAATTTTTTCCTCCAAAATATTAGATAAATTACTGTTTCAAACTTTCGTTATCTTCAGGCGGGATACACATCCCACTACAGTAAAAATGGGCAGAGGGCAGAAAACATATACCAGTAAATAATATTGTATTCTACCCCCCGTCACTTTTCAGGATTAAACCTCCAAGTCCTGATTGTCTACTTTGAATTTAGAGAAGGTCGCAGTATCCATCAATTCAGGTCTAGCCCCAATGACTGATCTGACAAAGAAAATCCCATACTCAGGAGTCGGAAACTTCTCGACATACTTCAGACTATTCTTAAAGAAAGAACCAACCTGTTTTTTGTTGGCTTCTTTGAGAACAGTGACCAATGCAACACAGGTTGCATACATCAATCCATTGTCATCTGACACCTCAACATCTTTGCCACCCACAATTGCATCTAAATCAGGCACTTTATCTTTAAGAGATAAGAAAGACGTAAATTCAATTGAAGCCTCCTCTCCTACATCTGCCTCTGAGATCATTTGAAGCAAATCTCTAGATGGTTCAGTTTTCAAAGTGTCCGACAGCCTTACCCATGATCTAGGTGAGGGCTGAGGAGTAATCACTTTTGGGTCAAAGACGTTCAAAAAGTTTGGCATGGCTTGTATAAAAGCCATCACATCTAAGTGAACATCATTTTCCATAGCCCAATTCATCCAGTCATTAGTGTCATGCTCAAAGTTAATTAAGCTTGTCCTACCGATAACATGAGAAGGCAGTTTATTAGAGCCAGCCCTATCGGTTGCCCTGTTAGAAGCACAGACTATCTTCCACCCTTCAGGAAGCTGATACTCTCCTAATCTTCTTTCATAGATCAATTGCCCTACGACTGCCTGAACAGAAGGGGAGGCTTGACCATATTCATCAAAGAACAATAAGCCTTCACCACTAATGGGAAGATTGCCTAAAAACGCTCTCCTCTGAACAAAAGAATCATCTACCTCTACAGGCACAGGAACACCGCCTAAGTCAACGCTCTCATATAGAGCCAACCTAAACGATATACTTCCATACTCATTCTTTTTAGGGTTAATACAATCAGCAACAATCTTTCTATCATTGGCTAGATACTCAGTCAGTACATCAACCACTGCTGATTTACCGATTCCAGTTCCTCCAATTAAGAAAGGTGAGTTGCCACCTTTTATTACGGATTTCATAATCCGTAGTGCATCACTTGGTTTCATAATTTTCCTCCAATTATTTACAAGTTAGTTTGGGTTAATTCCCATTAATCACACTCGTTATAAATATGATTAAGGGGAGTTGAGCAGTTTTAAATCTTGCTCAGGATTAGAGATTAACCTATGCCTTCCTCACCATCAAAGAGTTCACATCGACAATGTTCCCACAGATCAAGGTGTATGCTGTCGCTATCCCTGTTCTTCTCAAAGACTTCAGGCAGACCGATAGAACACAATACCAATGGCATTACATTAGGGATTGATCCAGTATCAATTATGATGCTATCTCTGAATGACCAGTAATCATAAAAATTATGAGGCTGAACCCAATTACCAATGATCTCCCCATTCACAATATTTGCGAAAAAGATTATCGGAAAGTCGGTGTCGTAAACTCCCACATTGGATTCAATAAAGTGAGGCTTATCGTATTCCTCGTCATATGTAAAATCACAATACTTAACGAAGCTTTCTCGTAGAGCCTCGTGATGATCTTTTAGACAAGAATTTAAAAGCCCTGTTGATTGCCTCCATTCAATCCAATTGTAGGGTTCGCCTAGACGTTTTTCGACCATACCCCAAAGAGCATTAAAAGAATCTACTTTCTTTACAGCAGAATCTATTTCATTGATCTCTGATTGGGTTAGTTTTTGCACATCTGCAATAGAGTCATTCCTTCCTAACTTATCCAGTTTTTCAAGAAGCTCATTTAATTGTTTTTCAGTTAATTTATTCATGGTTATTAATCCTCCATATTTGTGTTAATTACCAAGACCCAATCTTTCGATTGGGTTTCGCTCAGATTTTCACTGAGTCTCATCAGTTGGTTTAAAAGGTTTTAATAATATTCTTCCTCATACCAGCCTTCATCGTAGTCTTTAATGAGGGTTAGGTTTCCCTTGTTGTCAATGGCTTCAACAATGAGATAACCGAACTTATCGCACCTTTCGCAAGGGTGATCGGTTTGGTAGTGGTCGTTGTAGTTTTGGTTGTCCGTGGCTGGGGACATAGAGTAAAATCCTCTGCCACTGCATGATTTACATTTGATAGTGTCTCCAACCTCTACTTCTGCTTTAGTTAGTCTCATCTTGCACCTCCCATGATGATATGTGAAATATCAATTAACTGGTTTAGGTTAGATGTTTCAATTCTTCTCTTATTAGAATCATTGACCTGTTCATAAGCTTGCACTAAAGCACTCGCTGTAAACATATCCACAAGCACTCCTTCTATCTCTTTGGCTTGCTTGTCTTTGACAATGGATTGCACTGTTTCAAATGCAGTTGTATTTAGTTCTTTCATAATTTAATCCTCCAAGATTAAATAGTTAGTTGCTGAATTCATCCTTTGGGAATCTTCAGTAGAGACACACATCTCTATTTCAGACTTACTTGGTGTTTCGTTTTCCACCTCTCCAGTATTAAGTTTTCACTGTGTCATTGGGTACGCTCTTTAGTTGAGTGATAGAGGGTAAAGAGTAAGCCTCCAGTCAGTTTTAAGGGGTCAGTTTTTCTGTTGTTCTCTCTCCTAAAAGTTAATTTATATACCCAATATAGACTACTGCAAGCAGATTGCAAGCATAGTAATGACTATCTTTAACTGGTAAATTATTATTTATGAACAAGCCACCCAAGAAGCCCGACCTTAAAGTCGTAAAAAAAGACCCTGAATTAACCATCAAACAACGCTCCTTTGTGAATGAAATAGTCAGAGGTAAGTTAGGCAGTTATAAAGAAGCTTATGCAAAGGTTTATGACGTACAGCTAACCAAGACAGGAAAGATACCTAAATGGGTCGAAGTAGAAGCCTCTAAGCTTGTTGCAAACCCTAAGATAGCAATAAGCATACAAAAGGCTATAGAGCGTAAGGAAAGCAGTTTGATAGCCTCTAGCCTACGAACGAAGAACTATGTCATAGATCAGCTATACAAAGAGAGTCAAAGCAGTGAGAGTGATGCAAGCAGAGTTAGGGCATTGGAGCTACTAGGCAAATCGGTAGCACTGTTTTCAGACGTTGTAGAGACTAAGGAAGCTAGAGACACTAGCGACATAGAGCAAGACATAGAGGAACGTCTTACAAGGCTCATAGATCAGTCTGAAGGGTAGTTTAGGGAACAAGCCTAAACCCGCATCGCCCCATCCCCTTTTATATACAAAACCCCAAACCACTCCAGACCCCCCACCCCCCTAAATATATCACAGTTACCTGACGATCATATATACATAGTAATCTGCACAGGATATGAGTAGTTTTTATGACCCCCCCCTATGTTTATTGCATTTTGCTAGCTTTGGTTGTATGGTATATGTAATTTCTATAGGAAAAGGTGTAGAGACTATATACCCCCCATAGGGTTATTTCTAAATTTATGTTGATTTTTTTGTGAAGTCATGCAAAATGATATAATCCAGAGGTAGATATACCCTAATACTAGTAAGTATACACTTATTAAGTTTATACCTAATGGTCTTAGTAAGTTTTTATTTTAGTAAGTTATCTACTTATTGGGTATATACTTACTAAGTATGAATAAAAGTTTATTAAAACAGATTCAAAGTTTACCCAGTTCACAGCAACAAGAGTTCATTGGCTTGATTGAGGAGTATGAGAAGTCAATCAACCGAGACAAGTGTAAAGATAGCTTTATGCACTTTGTTGGAGAGATGTGGGCTGCGTTTATTCACGGAAAACACCACGAGATAATGGCTGAGGCGTTTGAAAGAGTCGCTAAAGGCGAACTAAAGCGTTTAATTATCAATATGCCCCCTCGTCATACCAAGAGTGAGTTTGCTTCTTATCTATTGCCTGCATGGTTTTTAGGTAAATACCCCGATAAGAAGATTATTCAGACTGCACACACTGCCGAGTTAGCGGTTGGTTTTGGTAGAAAGGTTAGAAACCTAGTCAATAGCAAAGATTTTAAAGAAATATTTCCTGATGTTAGCTTGCAATCAGATAGCAAGGCAGCAGGAAGATGGAACACCAACAAAGGTGGAGAGTATTTTGCTATAGGGGTGGGTGGTGCGGTTACTGGTAAAGGTGCTGATCTGTTGGTGATTGATGATCCTCATTCAGAACAAGAGGGCGCAAGTGCCGACATCAATGTCTTTAATCGTACTTACGAATGGTACACTTCTGGTCCACGACAGCGTTTACAACCGAATGGTTCTATCGTTGTGGTTATGACAAGATGGCACAATAAAGACCTGACGGGTCAAGTAGTAGATGCCAGCATAAAGCGTGGCGGTGCAGATGAGTGGGAATTGATAGAGCTTCCAGCCATTATGCCTTCAGGCAATCCTTTGTGGGCAGAGTTTTGGAGTATGAAAGAACTCAATGCACTAAGATCAGAGCTTCCCAACAGTAAATGGATGGCTCAGTACCAACAAGACCCCACTTCAGAAGAAGGGGCGTTGGTTAAAAGAGAATGGTGGCAAGTGTGGGAAGGTATTAGCCCTCCTGATTGTGAGTTTGTTATCCAGTCATGGGATACAGCCTTTATGAAGAATCAAAGAGCTGACTATTCAGCTTGCACTACATGGGGTGTTTTTTACCAAGAAGATAAAGATGAAGGAAAGTTTGCACCCAATATTATCCTTTTAGACGCATATAAAGAAAGATTAGAGTTTCCAGAGCTAAAAGTAAAAGCAATGGAAAAATACACAGATTATAAGCCCGATGCTTTTATTGTAGAGGCAAAGGCTGCGGGTATGCCATTGATTTTTGAATTGAGAGCAATGGGCATTCCAGTACAAGAGTACACACCTAGTAGAGGTAATGATAAGATATCAAGAGTCAATGCGGTGTCTGACTTGTTTGCTTCAGGGGTTGTGTGGTGTCCAGAAACCAGATGGGCTGAAGAAGTTGTAGAAGAGTTTGCTGGATTTCCAAATATGGAACACGATGATTTAGTTGATAGCAGTACGCAAGCTCTGTTAAGATACAGACAAGGTGGGTTCATTTCTTTGCAATCAGATGAAGAAGATGAGCCGTTAGAACATAATCGTATTGCAAATTATTATTAGGAGTTACTTTGGCTATTGAGAGACAACCTGCTACGCCTATTGAAGGTACAATTGAGCAGGAACCACAAGATTTAGACATTATCATTGAGAATCCAGAGTCGGTAGAAATTGCTACTGATGATGGGGGCATGATTATTGATTTTGATCCCAATGCTCAAAGCGTTGGAGATGAGGACTTTAATTCTAATCTAGCAGAGTACATTGATGAAGATGAATTACAGAAGCTGGGTAATGAGCTTATCAATGCTTACAGTGGAGACAAAGACTCAAGATCGGATTGGGAAGAGACTTACACAAAAGGTCTTGACCAGCTTGGATTAAAGATAGAAGAACGAACTGAGCCTTGGGCGGGTGCTTGCGGGGTGTTTCACCCAATGTTAAGTGAAGCAGTCATTCGTTTTCAATCACAATCTATTTCTGAAATGTTTCCAGCACAGGGTCCAGTAAGGACTAAGATTGTTGGCAAGATTACTGAAGATAAAGAAAAACAAGCGGAAAGAGTACAAGATTACTTAAATTATCTTCTTACTTATGAAATGACAGAGTATAGAACTGAAACAGAGAAGATGTTATTTTCTTTGCCTTTAGCGGGTTCTGCGTTTCGTAAGGTTTATTATGATCCTAGCTTAGGCAGACCCAGCTCTATATTTGTGCCAGCAGAAGAAGTGATTGTCAATTATGGTGCAAGTGATTTAGAAACGTGCCAAAGAGCAACTCACTTAATGCGTAAGTCAACAAACGAAGTACGCAAAATGCAAGTCAGTGGTTTCTATAGAGACATAGAGTTGCCTGAATCAAATACTGATTATTCAGATGTTGCCAAGAAATATGATGACATCACGGGTGAATCTCCTACATTTAACTATGATGATAGGCAAACGATTCTTGAGATGCAGGTTGATTTAGACCTGATTGGTTACGAAGACACAAATGATAGCGGAGAGCAAACAGGTATTGCTTTGCCTTATGTGGTTACAATGGATTACCCAAGCGGTATTGTCCTAAGCATTAGAAGAAATTATTACGAAGATGATCCAGCCAAACTAAGAAGGATGCACTTTGTTCACTATCAATACCTGCCTGGAATAGGATTCTATGGCTTTGGTTTGATACACATGGTCGGTGGATTGGCTAAATCTGCAACATCAATACTTAGACAATTGGTTGATGCAGGTACTTTATCTAATTTGCCTGGTGGATTAAAGGCTAGAGGGCTTAGAATTAAAGGAGATGATACTCCAATAATGCCTGGAGAGTTTAGAGATGTAGATGTTCCTGGTGGTGCAATACGAGATAATATCACCTTTTTACCTTACAAAGAGCCGTCAGGAACACTCTATCAACTTTTGCAGAACATTGTAGAAGAGGGTAGGCGTTTTGCTAGCATTTCAGATATGAAAATATCCGATATGAATAATCAAGCACCAGTTGGTACAACGCTTGCTTTGCTTGAGCGAAACATGAAAGTAATGAGTGCAGTACAAGCAAGGCTCCATGCTTCTATGCGGAGAGAGTTTGAAATACTTGTAAACATCATTACAGACTTTACTGATCCAGCATATCCTTATGAAATGGATGAGGAAGAGTTTATTAAGGCAGAAGATTTTGATAAGAGAATAGATGTTCTTCCAGTGTCTGATCCCAATGCTTCTACAATGGCACAAAGGATTATGCAGTATCAGGCTGCAATGCAGTTGGCACAATCAGCTCCAGATATGTATAACTTAAAAGAATTACATAGGCAGATGTTAGAAGTATTAGGAATAAGGAATGTAGAAGACATTGTTCCTATGGAAGAAGAAGTGCCTGCTGTTGATCCAGTGACTGCGGTTCAGAACCTAATTAATGGTATTCCTGTTCAGGCACACATGACTCAAGATCACGAAGCGCATATACAAACAATTGTTTCTGCACAACAAAATCCAGAGATTATGGGATTGGTTGAGCAATCACCATCTGCCCCAGCTATTATGGCAGCAGCTTCTGCTTATATTAATGAGCATTTAACAATGCAATTTAGAAAAGAAGTTGAAATGGAAATGGGTGTTGAGTTGCCACCAGAGGGTGAACCATTGCCAGCAGATGTAGAAAAACGAATTTCTAGTCTTGTTGCAGAAGCAGCCAGACGAGTATCAGCAACCTCTCAAGCTCAGGCTGAACAAGAACGAATAGAAGAGCAGCAGCAAGACCCATTGATTCAAATGAAAGAAAGAGAGCTTGCAATTAAAGAAGGTGAGTTGCAACGTAAAGCTCAGAACGATCAAGCTAGGCTAGAACTCGATGCAATGAAGGCTAGTGCCAATGTTGAGATAGAAAAGAAAAGAATTGGGTCACAAGCAGAAATTGCAGGTGCAAACATAGGACAGCGTATTGCTAGCGATTTGCTAGAAGCCGAACAAATTAAAGACAAACAAGCCAGAGAAGATTATCAAAAAGGTGTTGACATTGGGATAGAAATCGCAAAAGATAGCACTACGAATGAAAAATAATATCAAAGAGCAAGCACAAAACATGGAAGGGCTATCTCTTTCTGGATTTTTAAAGAAAAGGCTTAGAGATATTATGAATGAACATGCCGATCATGTTTCGACAGGAGCTTGTAAAGATTACAGCGATTATCAAAAGATGGCTGGCATAATAGAGGGATTAGCCCTCGCAGAGCGTGAAGTTCTAGATTGGTTAGATAAGAACGCTTTAGAATAGGAACTCGACTCCCTATAAGTCGTGCAACATATGAAAGATGAAGCATTAAAAGATATACCCAAACCAGAAAGCATTGAAAGCCCTGTGGTTGATGAAGATGTTAAAAGTCAACTTCCCGAACCTAAAGGCTGGAGAATACTTGTTGCAATGCCTAAACCTGAAGAAAAAACAGATGGTGGCATTATAAAAGCATCCTCAACTGTTAAAGATGAAGAGTTAAGCAATATATGCGGGTATGTTCTCAAACTTGGAGATGAATGCTATAACGACCCAAATAGATTTCCTTCTGGCGCTTGGTGTCAAAAAGGAGATTGGGTTTTGTTTCGTGCTTATTCAGGCACTCGTATCAAAATGTATGGACAAGAGTTTCGTTTAATTAACGATGACACTGTAGAAGCAGTTGTCGATGATCCTACAGGAGTAGTAAGAGCATGAGTAAGACTGAAATAATCAATGAAGAACCAGTAATGAATACTGAGCCTACTTCAAAGGAAGATAGTTTTTTTGGTAAAAGTACAGAGATTGACTCGTCTGTTGATGAGAATTTAGAAGTACAAGTTATTGATGACACTCCTGAAGAAGATCGCAGACCTAAAAAATCTAAAGAATCCAATGAAAAAGTTGATAACGATGATTTAGATAAAGAAATTGCAGATTATAGCCAAAGAGCTGCTGATCGTATTAATCAAGTTAAATACGAATACCACGAAGAAAGAAGAGCAAAAGAAGCAGCATCAAGAGAATCAAAAGAAGCTGTTCAAAGACTTCAAACAGTTATGTCTGAGAATGCAAGACTGCAAAAGATGGTAGAGCAAGGCGGTGAAGCATTAAATAAAACGGCTCATAATAATGCTTTGTGGGCAAAACAAAATGCTCAAACAGAATTTAAAAAGGCTTATGAGGAAGGCGATGCCGATGCAATGGCTAAGGCGCAAGAGCTTTTATCTAAAGCAACATTAGCAGAACAACAAGCTAATTCAACTGCCCAAAGAGTTCAGAATCATATTGTTGAAAATATGCCTCCTGAGCCACCACAAGTTCCACAGCGTCAACTTGACCCAGATATGGAACAATGGGCAAAAAGAAATACATGGTTTATGGGAGGAGAACCTTTCCAGCAGAAAATGACTTCTTACGCCATGTATCTCGATCAAAAGAGTGAACACGATCCAGCAAGCAATCCAAAGGATTATTATGCTGAGATTGATAGTGAAATGAAAAGAGAGTTTCCAGATTTTTTCGGTGTTTCTTCAGATAGCAATTCAGAAATGGTTGTAGAAGGAACTCCAAAACGACAGCCACAACAGGTTGTTGCAACCGCAACGAGGGATAGCGGTAACAAAAAACCCACGCAAATACGCCTAACCAAAACTCAAGTTAGCCTAGCTCGTCAACTTGGGATTTCACCTGAGCAGTATGCTAATCAATTACTAAAGGAGAGTTAAGATGGCGGAACAAGATAACACGAAAGACCAAGTGGAGGAAAGTTCTGTTGAGCAATCCGAAAACCAAGAGCGTACCCCTAGAGGGTTAGAAAGCCGAGAGGCTGTCCAGCGTAAAGTAAGCTGGGAAAATCCATCAAATCTACCTAATCCTGAACTTCAAGAAGGCATTGTCTTTAGATGGATCAGGACAGCTATTTTAGGAGAAACTGATAATCCAAATGTATCTAGAAGACTTAGAGAGGGATGGGAGCCATGTAAATTGGAAGATCATCCTGAGCTTCAAATACACATGATGGATTACAATTCTGAATGGGCTAAGAAAGGTCATGTAGAAATTGGTGGACAATTATTATGCAGAATGCCAAAAGAGATTGCGGAAGCAAGAGAGGCTCATTTTAACAATGAAGCACAAACTCAGATGGAAGCTGTTGATAATGTATATTTAAAAGAGAATGATCCTCGTATGCCTAAACAGGTATTTGAAAGAAAATCGAGGACCACTTTTGGTAAAGACTCTTAGGGTCTTAATTTTAACGATTAATTAGGAGACAATTATGTCCACAAGTGCAACTCCTCACGGAGCAATCACTACTGGTACTATTGTCGGTGCAGCCTTTAGTAATAAAGTAACACATTATAAAATTAAGAATGCTTATGGCACTTCAATTTTTTATGGTGACTTTGTGAAATGGGGTGACGATAATCCAAATACAACTATCCAAAAAGATACAGGCACAACTGCTTGTACTCCAATTGGTGTGTTTCTTGGATGTGCGTACACCGACCCTACTACTGGTCAATTTACGCCTAATCAATATTTCCCAGCTTCAACTGCTGCGGATGATATTGTGGCGTATGTTTCTACCGATCCATATGTAATCATGCAAATGCAATGCGATGGCGCAGCAGACCAAGACGATCTTGGAAAAAACTGTGCTATAGTGCAAACTGCTGGTTCAACTTCTATCGGGAGAAGCAAAAACTCGGTTGATATATCAACTGTAGCAACTACAGCCACACTACCTGTTAAGATTATCGCTTTTGTCGATGGTCCTGATAGTGCTGTTGGAGATGCGTACACAGATGTATTAGTAATGTTTAACGCTGGTCATCAGTTGCTAAATGCAACTGGAATAGGCTAATTCTAGGAGATAAATCATGGCAGCTATATCAAGAGCGCAAGAGCTACATCAACTCCTACCAGGACTTAATGCCCTATTCGGAGAAGAGTACAACAATTACGAAAACGAACATGCCGAAATCTATGCAACAGAGAATTCTGAAAGATCATTTGAAGAAGAACTCAAGTTGTCAGGTTTTGGTGCAGCACCCGTAAAAGATGAGGGTTCAAGTATCAGTTACGATACCGCACAAGAATCTTTTGTGGCTCGCTACACCCACGAAACAATTGCAATGGGATATTCAATCACAGAGGAAGCTATGGAAGATAATCTATACGTTTCTCTCTCTGGTAGATACACCAAAGCACTTGCTCGTGCAATGGCTTACACAAAACAAGTAAAAGCAGCGTATCCATTAAACAATGGATTCTCGACTACTTTTTCTTCAGGTGATGGTGTTGCTTTATTTAGCACAGCTCACCCACTTGTAAGTGGTGGAACAAACAGCAATAGACCTAGTACAGGCGCTGACTTGAATGAAACATCTCTTGAAGATGCAGTAATTCAAATTAGCAAATGGACTGATGAAAGAGGTCTTAAAATTGCAGCGAGACCAAGAAAGCTTATAGTACCAACTGATCTTCAGTTTGTTGCTACAAGACTTCTGCAAAGTGACTATAAAGTCGGAAGTGCTGACAATGACATCAATGCAATCAAAACTAATGGTGTGATTCCAGAAGGTTATTCAGTTAATCATTATTTAACTGATACTAATGCTTTCTTTATCACAACTGATGTTCCTGATGGCATGAAGCATTTTGTCAGAGCGCCAATGACTACATCTATGGATGGTGACTTTGATACTGGTAATGTGAGATACAAAGCTAGAGAAAGATATTCCTTTGGAGTATCCGATCCACTAGGTATCTTCGGATCACCAGGTAGTTCGTAAGCACACTAAGGGAGGCTCTACGGGGTCTCCCTTTTTTTCATATCTAGGGGTATTTTTAATTTATCTATCGACTGCCCTAGCAGACTTGCCAAGACGATAGATTTTTTTCCTTTAGGAGGAAATTATGGCTAACACAACTTTTAACGGACCAGTTAGATCGGAGAATGGTTTTGAACAAATCAGCATCGCATCTGGCACAGGAGCCGTAACAACCAATTTAGATGTTGACTCTAGCGGTAATATAACCACAACAGGTTATGTTTCTGCTTATTCAAATATCGAAAGTATTACAAGTGCTACTCATTCAGTTGAGTCTACCGATTCAGGTACTGTTTATACTTTAAATAGAGCAGCAGGAATTGTTGTAACATTGCCTACAGCAGCAGCAGGTCTTAACTATACATTTATAGTTGGAACAACCTTTAGTGGCGCAGGACAAATTAATACAGACAATTCCAGTGATTTATTCTCAGGTTTTGCTCAAATATTTGATCCAGCAACTGCTGGCGATACCAATACTTTTATTCCCGATGCAAGTGATGATGATACTATTGATCTAGGATCAGCAGCACAGGGTTGGCTCGTAGGTGGAGTAATTCGCTTAGTGGCAACCACAGCAGCAGTATGGCATTGTGAGGCTATGCTTCATGGTGATGGTACTCTAGCTACTCCATTCGAGTAAGGGGGTAACTAATGGCTGATGCAGTAACTTCGCAAACCATCCAAGATGGTGAAAAAAATTGTATTATGAAGTTTACCAATGTCAGCGATGGCACTGGCGAATCCGCAGTAGCTAAAGTAGACGTTTCTGCTTTATCGTCTAACTCAGCAGGTGTTTCCTGTTCTGAAGTTAGAGTTTTGCGGGTTAGCCATGCTATTGTAGGCATGTCTGTTCAGTTGTTTCTTGATGCTACCAGCAATGTTCTTTTAATGGAACTTGCTGAAAGCAGCAATGGACACATGGACTTTAAAGACTTTAGTGGTATTCCAAATAATGCAGGCAGTGGTAAAACTGGAGACATTCTTTTTACTACAAAAGGACACTCATCGGGAGATACTTATTCTGTTGTTTTAGAAATGACTAAAGTATATTCTGATTAATCGGAGATAGTAATGGCAAAAATTAAAAAGTATGTTATTTCTGAAACTGGAGAGTTCCCAGCTCAATACATGGTTCTAAGATCAGATAATGATGGTATCTATCGACCTGTTTTTGGTCCTGATCCTGATTTAGAAGATGCAGAACGTAAGTGCGGGGAAATGAATGGAGACAGAGCTAAGGATGCGAAAGGGCATTATGTAGCTGATGATCCTTCTACGCCTGATGTTAATGAAGCTTATGTTGGTGGTAAAAAACCAACTAAGAAGAAAGCACCAGCTAAAAAGAAAGCTCCAGCTAAAAAGAAATCAACTGCTAAAAAGAAGAAGTAGTTTAATGTAGTATGATCCATATACTCTTGAAATACAGAGTATGTGGATATTTAATTTATGGAGGGCGATATGCCTAAAAAAAATATGGGTCTTAAAAGAAAGAATCTAACTGGTTATATGGGTGGTGGCGTTTTTAAATCAAATGCTCCAGTCAGTAGTTCATTTAGGGGTGGTGGTGCAACGGAAGTTGGCACTGAAAAAAAAGTACAGTCTTATAAAAAATACGCTAAAAAAATGTTTGGTGGTGGCGTTTCTTTAGCAAGTTCTATTGGTGGAAACCCAATTAGAGCAGGCGGTCGCGATCCTGCAACTCCTCTTAAAAAGGATAATAGACATCCTTATTTGCGTAAAGTTATTCCAAATAGAAACTACGAAGACACGAGTAGAATGAGAATGACCAAAGCTGACGATAGAGGTTTTAATACTGGTGGCGGTACTGGAGTTGGAGTTCGATCTACTTCCACAAAGGTTGCAAAGGTGGGGGGTAAACCTAAAACTTTAAGGACACCTAAAAAAATTAGAAAGAGAAGACCTACTTTTACTCCAACTAAAGCTGACGATAGAGGATTATCTGGTGGCGGTTCATCAGCCTTAAAGAAAATGCGAAAGAAGGTAATCGGCATCAAGAAAGATAGGGGTCTTACAGCTAAAAGTGGTGCTAGAAAAGGTATGGCGAAAAAGAGAGTTACTCGAAGAGGGGGCGGATAGATAACAATGGCTACGAGTGGAACAACTACATTTAACTTAGATATAAGCGACATTATGGAAGAGGCTTATGATCTTTGTGGTTTAGAGTTACGCTCAGGTTATAGTTATCGTGGAGCCAAAAGAGCTTTAAATTTAGTTTTTTTAGAGTGGCAAAATAAGGGTTTAAATCTTTGGACTATAGAGCAAGGTTCTGCAACATTGGTTGCTGGAACAAGCAGTTATACTGCAGAATCTAGCACATTAGATATTGTAGATGTTTCTATCAGAACAAATGCAGGTGATATTGACGATCAATTTGACCAAAGATTAAATCGTATTTCTAGAACAGAATACAATCATCAAGCCAGCAAATTAACACAATCTAAGCCAACTCAATTTTATGTTGATAAAGACAATGATTCAGTAAAAATAGTTCTTTGGGCAACACCTGATTCTGCTGAAACATATACGCTTATCTATGATTATGTTAAAAGAATTGAGGATGTCGGAACAGTTGCTAGCAATAATGCAGACGTTCCAACTAGATACTTACCATGTTTAACATATGCTTTGGCATATAATTTAGCTTGCAAATCTCCAGAAGCAATACAAAGAGTTCCTATGATTAGACAAAGATATATGGAGCTATGGGATGAAGTTAGTGATGCAGATAGAGAAAAAGCTGCTGTAAGATTTGTTCCTGATTTATCAATTAGTGGTTACTAATGTCATATGCAAAAGCAAGTAAAGCATTAGGTCAGTGTGATCGTTGTGGCTTTACATACAAACTAAGTCTTTTAAAATATCAAATAGAAGACAGCAAAAGAAATGGGTTAAGAGTTTGCCCAACATGCTTGGATGAAGATCAACCACAGTTGAAATTAGGTCAAGTAAATACATCTGATCCACAAAGCCTTTACAATCCTAGAGTTGATACTGGAAAAAAATCATCCACAAGTTATTCAGCTTTTGACCCTATAGGCGGAGGAGTTACAGCATTTGGTTCTAGTACAATGGGTTTAAATATAAAAGGTGAAATAGGAAAACTAACAGTGAGTACAGAATGAGTTGGACATATACAACATTAAAATCAGCTATACAGGATTATACGCAAAATACTGAGTCAACCTTTGTTGCTGATCTGGGAACAATGATTCAACAAGCTGAAGACAGAATAGTAAAATCAGTTGAGTTACCTAATTTTAGGAAAAATGTTACTGGTTCACTGACATCTGGGAATCAATATTTAACTGCTCCTGATGATTATTTATATCCATTTTCTTTGGCTATTTTAGATAGTGACAGTGATTATAGTTATCTTTTAAGTACAGACGTAAGTTTTATTAGGGAGGCATATCCTTCTGCTTCAACAACTGGAGTTCCAAAACATTATGCACAGTTTGATGATAATTCTTTTATTGTTGGACCAACTCCTAATGCTAATTTAAACGTAGAGTTACATTATTATTATGTTCCAGAATCAATAACAGCAGCATCAAGTGGAACAACTTGGCTTGGAACAAATGCACCAGAGCTTTTACTTTATGGAAGTTTAGTAGAAGCATATACTTTTATGAAAGGTGAGCCTGATATTCTTACTAATTATGAGAAAAGATTTCAAGAGTCTTTACAAAAATTAACTTTATTATCAGATGGTTATAATAGAAAAGATGCTTACAGGGATGGACAAAGAAAAATAGATGTTTGATAGTCCTAAAAAGGAAAACAAAGATAAAAATATTGCAATAGTTGGTATGGGCAAAAGCCAAATTGATTTTCATTTGTCTCAAGCTCACAGTGTATCTTTTGATGAAATATGGGCAATAAATGCAATGATAGGTGTTTTGCCTCGTAT